CGCTGCCCGAGAGTACGGCCGAGGCTGAGCTGCTTGCAGCACAGGGGCTGTTAAAGTTCACCGAGTGCGTTGTTTGTGATCTGGCGCTGCACTCCTGGCGAGCTGCCTACAGCACCGCCGGTTGGCGTGAGACGCAGATCAGTGGCACCTGTGAACGGTGCTTCGACTCAATGTTTAAGGAGGACGAAGGTGCTAATTGACCACCTCGGCCCCTGCATGTGCGGGGCACCCGATTGCCCGAGCTGCGGGCCTGCGCAAGGTTACCGTGTTGTTAAGATCTGGGACCAAAAAGCAGGGTGGTTCCGGTACATCAACCCTGATGAAGATGATATCGACCCGGATGACCTAGACAACACGCTGTCTGACGACGACGATGAGGAACCTCAAGGACACTACGTACCATGAAGCGAGATTACTTCGATTTAGAGCGAGCCCACAGAGTCGATGATCTGTGGACAATTTTCAGCCTGGCTGTTGCCATCGGCGGGGCATTGCTGCTCGGGAGCTACTTCTGGCAAGCCGAGCGCCGTTACGATGAGTGCATGCAGAAGGCTGGTAGGGATTACTGGAAACAACAGGAGTGCAGAAATGGGCAAGCCCCCGCGCGTTGACCGCCCTGTCGAGAAGAAGCTCTCACTCCCGCAGAGTCTCGTCGCGCAGGTCGATCTGCAGCTCTTTTCCGAGCTGGAAGAGAAGGTACCCTTCGGCGCATGGAGCAAGCTTGTCGAGCAGCTCCTTTTGGACTGGCTCGCTCGCAACAACAGTGAAAGGAATGTATGACCACCGCAGCTTCGGCAGCAGCCGGCACGATCCCCGCGCTTAACGACGAACAGCGAGCAGCACTCACAATGATCCAAGCCTGGCATGAGAGCGGGGAAGATCCGTTTTTTGTCTTGGCTGGGTCGGCAGGCACGGGCAAGACCTTCTTAATGCAGCAGTTCCTCCGCGAGCACAAGGGCCGAGTGGTCTTCACCGCGCCGACGAACAAGGCGACGAAGGTTCTGGCCCGGACGCTCAAGGCAGCAAACTACACACCCGAGTGCAAGACGATCTACTCGCTGCTAGGCCTGCAGCTCGCCGCGAACGGGGAAGTCAAGGTCCTGGCCGTGCCGGATGAGCCGGTTGACCTCAGCCGCTTTTCCCTCGTTGTCGTGGATGAAGGTAGTATGGTCAATAGCCAGCTGACCGCGATCATCCGCAAAGCAGCGAAGGACTTCAAGACCCCGGTGTTGTTCCTTGGTGATCCCGCGCAGCTCCCGCCTGTCGGTGAAACCGAGTCGCCAATCTGGAAGATCGCCCTGCGCGCCCAGCTCCACCGCGTCATGCGCCATGACAATCAGATCCTAACGCTTGCTCAGCGACTCCGCGAACGGGTCGAGCATCCGCTGGGCTCGATCAAGATCGATAGTGACAACGACGGGATCGAAGGCGTCTGGCGTGCATCGCAGATCGACTTCGAGCGCAGCATCGTTGAACACGCCGAGCGCGGTGACTTTACTCGCCCGGACTTCTGCAAGGTCGTTGCCTGGCGGAATGTGACCGTCGACAGCTACAACGCTCTTGTCCGCAAGGCAATCTGGGGCAGCGAGAGCCTACGCCCCTGGCTGGTCGACGACCGGGTGATCTTCACCGCGCCGGCGAAGAACCTCGAAGACGAAATCATCGCCACGACTGACGACGAAGGTACAGTGATCCGAGCGGAAGAGGCCTGGCACCCGGTGTGGCAGGAGTTCAAGATCTGGAATGTGCAGGTACAGATTGATGATGGCCAGCTCGTCACAGCCCGGGTGCTGCACCCTGAGTGCCGGGTGGTGTTCGAGCGGAAGGCAGAGGAAATGGCCGCAGCAGCCCGAGCGGACAAGCGGAAGTGGAAGAGTTTCTGGGAGTTCAAGGAGGCCTTCCATGGCCTGCGGCATGGGTATGCGATCACTGCCCACCGCGCGCAAGGGAGCACCTACGACACGACCTTTGTGGACTGGCGGGACGTCATGTTGAACAGGGATCGAGCCGAGGCATTCCGGTGCCTGTATGTGGCTTGCACGCGATCGCGGAAGCGGCTGGTGTTGAACTGAGGGCAAGGCCGGCGTGGACCCGGCAACCGGCGTGAGCAACCGCGAGGCGCTCACGAAGGAGATTGCCGACGTGATGGCGCAGTGCGACGTGTGTATCGACGCGCTGGCTGCGGTAACAGGGACGCAACAGCAAGAAGGACTAACGCAGAATTAAGGAACCCTCATGCGACTACTTGAAACCCAACAGCAATTTGCCGCCCTCATTCCCCGGCTGATCGACCAAGCCCATACTCTGGGCTTTAAGGTCACCCTTGGCGACGCCTACCGCGACCCGCGGCTGCACGGCGCCCTGGGAATTCGCCTTGGCTATGGCGCGGCGAACAGTTGCCACAAGCTCCGGCTTGCCATCGACCTCAACCTCTTTAAGGATGGCAAGTTCCTACAGCACTCGCTGGATCACCAGCCCCTTGGCGAGTGGTGGGAGCTGCAGCACCCGCTAGCCCGCTGGGGCGGTAGGTTCAACGACGGGAACCACTACAGTTTTGAGTGGAACGGGTCAAGGTAGGTTGACAGGGGCGGATTATCGCCGGATAATCCGCCCGGTTTCACTCATCGGAGCATGTATGGCAGCTCAAAGCCCTGAACTCATCGCGCAGATCCAGCTCTGGCGTGCTCAGATCCGCGAAGGGAAAATGACGCCTGAGGATTACAAGCAGGTCATTCGAACCTTGCGTGCGGATCGCGCCGCGGTGCAGCAGAGCACGGCGGGTAGCCGGACGACCAAGGCCCGCAAGGCCGCGAGCAGCAAGCCAAGCGGGGATGACCTGCTCAGCGAACTTGACAACCTTTGACTCAAAGGAGTAATCGTGAACGACGAAATTCTTGAAATGATCCAAGACTGCGAAAATCGTGAAGATCAAATGTCGGAATGGGAGCGGGACTTCATTCAATCTCTGTCTGAGCAGTACTCGCGCAAGGGCTCTCTCAGCCCGCGGCAGGAAGAGATTCTCGACAAGATTTGGGAAAAACTGACTTCAAGCCGCACAGGTACAGTCGCCAAGCGCGGTCGCTAATCGAACCCAGCCCCCGAGCGCATTGCGGTGCGCTTCGGGCTGCGTTCCTGCAGCGCCTTTTGTAGGAGATTTTCATGGCACGATTGACCCTTTCTGAGCAAGTCAACGCTCTGGCGAGCAAGAATGCCGAGCTGACTGCGATGATCCACGCTTTCGAAGCACAAGAAGAACGCCTCCAGGCTTCCGTCAAGCGGCTGCAAGAGGAAGCCGACAAGGTTCCTGGGCTGGTGACGAAGATCGCCGAGCTGACCAAGGACCGCGACTCCCAAAAATCGCTGCGCGACATGTACGAGAAGGCCGCAACCAAGGCCGAGGCGGAAGTCGAGCAGGCCCACGCTGTGCTCGACGGTGTCGAAGGTGCCCCGCCGCGAGAGTATGAGACTAGCGACTCCTACGGCTCTTCGAAAAAGCAGCGCTACGTCGTGACCCGACTTGCCGGCGCCTTCCTGTCGATCGCACAGCGGGGGGCTAGCAAGTGACCACCACCCGCCCCATGTTCCCACACACTTGGGACAGCACCATGCTCGCGACCTTCCGGTCGTGCCCGCAGAAGATGTTTCGCACCTACGTCGAGCACTGGAAGCCGAAGGCCGAAAGTGTCCATCTGGTTGCGGGCGGAGCCTTCGCCAAGGGCGTCGAGGTCGCGCGGAAGGCGTTCTTCGAAGGCGGAGCCGACCGCGAAGCGGCCGAAGCCGCCGGCATGGAAGCCCTGGCCAAGGCCTATGGCGACTTCGAGCACCCGCCCGAGTCCGCCAAGTCCCTGGAGAGAATGATGGGGGCACTGGAATTCTACTTCCAGTCCTACCCCCTTGGTAGCGACGGGCTCACACCAGTCCAGTTCCCCAACGGCGCCGCGGCGATTGAGTATAGCTTCGCCGAGCCGCTGAACGTCCTCCATCCAGTCACCGGCGACCCTATCCTCTACACCGGCCGCTGCGATATGATCGGGGAGTTCGCAGGCGGCATCTACTGCGTTGACGAAAAGACCACATCGAGCCTCGGTGCAAGCTGGTCCCGCCAGTGGGAAATGCGCGCGCAGTTCACCGGCTACCAGTGGGCTGCGCAGCGCATCGGGCTCAATGTCCAGGGCACCCTTGTCCGCGGCGTGTCGATCCTCAAGACCAAGTACGACACGCAGCAGGCCATCACCTACCGCGGGCCGCACGAAGTCGAGCGCTGGCTTGCCCAGACTGTCCGGGACATTATGCGGGCCAGGGCCATGTGGAGCGAGGGCTACTGGGACTTCGCACTCGACCATGCCTGCGCAGAATACGGCGGCTGCAACATGGTCGACATTTGCAAGTCACCGAACCCGGAAACGTGGTTGCCGATGCGCTTCGAGCGCCGGGTCTGGGACCCGCTCGCACGGCAGGAAGTCAGCGTGGAGGAGTGGGAGAAGAGCTGGGGGCACTTGACCTAGCCCGCCGTGCCCGCCAGCTACTTTCTCGGCTCCCGCTACCTCGGCCAGGCCATCACCAAGTTCTGGGACGACGCCACGATCGCGCAAGCCTCGTGGGTTTTCGTCTGCCCGCGATGCGGCGATGCCTGGGCCAGGGTAGTTGAGGACACAACGCAATGGCACGCCCTGCAAATGGCCTGCCGCAAGCACAACTTTGCCACATCGGATGTTGGGGGGAGCTTTATCTTCTCTTGGCTCCGACGTATTGATGCACTGCCGCCGGAGGTGCTACAGTACGAGGCTCAACTCCGGCTGGAAAGGTACGAACGTGAACAGGAAACTGAAAGTGGAAACAGTCGGGCTTGGCCGCCCGCTCTCTGACAAAGGGTGGCAGGAGCAGCAAGCTGCCGCCCGCGAAGAATCTCTCCAGCAAATCGGCGCCGTCCTCGCGGTACTCGAACCGACCTTCACCACGGTCCTCGACCAGCTCCAGGAGCAGATCTTCTCCGCGATGCAGATCCAGGGCTTCTGGTCCGACTCGCAGGACAACTTCGCGTCGAAGACCGCGCTCGTCCACAGCGAGCTGTCCGAAATGCTCGAAGCGAACCGCAAGTCGATCGGCGCCGACGACAAGATCCCGGACTTCTCCGGCGAGGAAGCGGAAGCGGCCGACACGATCATCCGCCTGCTCGACATGGCCGGGCGGTATCAGTGGCGACTCGCCGAGGCCATCGTGGCGAAGATGCACTTCAACCTGACGCGGCCCGTAAAGCACGGGAAGCAGTACTGACTTTCCCGCCCGGGCGGATTACCCGCTCTTATTCTGATCGGAGTTTGACAAGTGAGCAAACCTACCCTCGGCCAAGCCGCGCAGCGCAGCCACCGACACCGCCTTGGCTCGATTACCTTCTGCATGCGCCTGCTCAAATGGCACTTGAAGCACGACCAGCAGATCCCTGGGCGCGTGAAAGCTCAGCTCGAGCAGGCAGTCGATCGCCTCTACGACGCCGGCCACTACGAAGCCTGCAACAACATCTTCAGCATCCCTAACCGAATGAAGTGACATTATGAGCACAGCACCAGCCCCCTCCCCCACTCTCGCAGGCGTCAACGTCTGCCTCGAAGGCCCAGCCGGCACCGGCAAAACCCACAGCCTCGGCACCCTCGTCGACAGCGGCATCGAGACTTTCGTCATCATGCTTGAGCAGGGCCTGGAGTCCCTCCTCGGCTACTGGACTGACAAGGGCAAGCCCCTGCCTGACAACCTTCACTATCACAAGCTCGCAGCACCATCGGCCAGCTTCGCCGAAATGATCAAGAACGCCGAGCTGATCAACACGATGGGCCTGGACAGCCTATCGAAGATGACCGATCCGAACAAGTCGAAGTACAACCAGTTC